CTCTGCTCGTAACTGGCAGTGGAAAAAGGACAAGAGACCCAACCTAGTGTGGTTAATCGACCTGCTCATAGGTAAAGACCATTGCTCAGAGTGTTGGGTATACTGGAAAGTGAGAAAGGAATGGAAATAAAACGACTAAACCCTGTTGCAAAAGCACTTAGGCATCCTAAGTACAAACCAAGGGTAGTACCCGACAAAAAGAAACCTGTCCCTAACAGAAAACGTAAACACAAAGGAGAACAGCCTGATGAAAAAAGGTGAAATCAACGTAGACCTGATTGAGCATATGGGTGATGACCTTACGGTTGTACGTGCTGCACGAGTGTCCTACGCTAATACTTCTGACTGGCGTGGTCAGATACACTCAGGGGAATTTCGTGTCCTCAGTGACAAGGATATACGCCTAATCAGCTTTCTAGCAAAGCATAAACATACGTCCCCATTTGGACATGGGTTTGCTACCTTCCGTGTGGATGCACCAGTGTTTGTCGCCCGACAGTTAGTGAAACATAAGTTCCTACGTTGGAATGAGATTAGTCGTCGCTACGTGAAGTATGAACCAGAGTTCTATGAGCCTTATTGGCGTGAGAAACCTGAGAACTCTAAGCAGGGTTCAGGGGGTCCGATGGAAATTAGCCAAGAAGCTGAAATGATGTTTCATGCGACCTTACGTAATGCCTTATCAACTTATGACATGATGATCAAGGAAGGTGTTGCACCTGAACAGGCACGATCCATCTTACCACAGAACATGATGACTTCGTGGTATTGGTCTGGATCGTTAGACGCATGGGCTGACATGTGTAAGCTACGTTGTGCTAAGGATACACAAGCAGAGACACGCATTGTTGCCTCTGTGATCTATGGTGAAATGTTGAAGCTGTACCCTGTGTCGTGGGCAGCACTGATGGACCAAGAAGAATGACTTGGTTTCTGGTATTAGTGTGGGTTTACCAAGGTACCCCGTCAGTGGAAATTATAGATAAGTACAAGTCTATGTATGATTGCTTTTATGCATTTGAATTATACGAGGATCAGGTACAAGAGGAAATGCAATTAGTTTGCGTGAAGGAGAAAACCAATGAATGATGCAGGAATACTTGGTGTAGAGGCAGTAGAAGAACACGAAGACGGTAGTGCCACATACAAGTTTCACATGGATGCACACTGTCGTGGATTACTGGCAGAGGAAGGACTGAGGTTAGTATTATACTGTGCAGCAGCTAACATGGATATGCAGTTGGTCTATGACTTTATTGAGGATCATATAAGATACGAGAAAGATGAACTAACAGAATATAAGTTTGGTACTACAGAAGATGAACCACAGAAATGTGTTTCCTGTGGGAATATAGCAGCTACAGATTTCTGTGAGTTCTGCCTGAGAGAGGAATAAGAATGAATAATGATGATATCATAAAAATGTGTCGATCCCTTGCGAGGAAATATAACGATCCGCAAGAGTATGACGATCTAGTGTCTGAGGGTGTTATCAAGTGCCTTGAGTTAAGGGCAGAGGGTAAGACAAATGGTGCAATCCTGCACAAGTCAGCAGCCGTTGCCATGAACGAGTACTACAACATCAAGAGGGCCATTGTACATGTACCAGTGCAAGGTAAAGCTAAGTCTATGACCGCTGATGATGATGTTGATGGTTGGACTGCTACAGCCTTACAACAGGCACTGTATGGTGATTCTGTAGAGTATGAAGAATATATGTCTCAAGTACCATCGACAGAAGACTTGTACGAACACAAAGAGTGGTTGGCTTATGTACAATCACTGGCTGTATCTAACCTGAATGCAGACGACTGGAAGTTGATGAAGATGCGTTTCTGGGAAGATATGACACAACAGGAAGTGTCAGAAGTGTTGCAAATAAGTCGCCAAGCAGTAACAAAAAGAGAAAAAGCTGTACTTTCTAAGTTGCATAGGTTGCTAGAACTCGAAAAAAGTACATATAAGCAAGTGTCCCCTTTACGTATAACTTAAGTTTTCTGCTTAGGTATACTAAAACTACTAGAGAAGGAAACATAAGTATGGATGACGATGAATACCTAGATAGTCTTATGTCAAAGGCAGAGAGAACACTTGATGACGTAGCTAATGATGTAAGAACGCATCTTTCAAGTGCGGTAGAAAATTTCATAAAAGCTGGAAAATACCTTCTTGAAGGTCGTGAGATGCACAAAGGTGACCGTGAATTTGGTAGGTGGTGCAAGGAACAATTCCCTGATTTGCACAGGAACACAAGGTTGCAACTTATGCAGATTGGGGAGCGGTTTCCTGCACACCAAAGTATGCACAACAGTTTTACAGTCTTACGTGAGTTAGCTGCACCATCTGTACCAGACGATTTGGCAGAAGGGTTTTTGTCGTCACCAGAACCTGTAAAAGTAAAGGACGTACAAGAGGCAAAAGCAAACTACAAGGAAATGCAGTCAGAACCTGTCTTTGAAGATATTAAAACGGAATTAGACAGTGGGAATATAACAGCGTTTGAAGCCACTGAGCGTGTAAAAGAACGTAAGGCAAGTATGCCAACTGTACCAGAATACAATGTGTCAGAGGCTATGGGTGCAATCAAAGGTATCGCACAGATGTACGGTAAGCGGTACAATGGAAATACAGAAGATGCTGCACAAGTGCTTCTGGATAAAATAATGGAAGGATATGATCAAGATGACGTAGGATTAAGTATCGCAAGAGACTATGCAAAATGGTTTTTGTCGTTAAAGGAAGTGTTAGACCTTGTGGAACCAGAATTACAAGACTTCTTGACAGAGAAACCAGAACTTAAAGTTGTAAACTAGGAGACCCGATATGACAACTATTTCAGCAGTATGGAACACAGCAAAGCAACAGTGTCTAGATTTGGACATGCAACCAAGCGTTGGTAATGCAAAGAAGCTAATCAAACGTGGTGGACGTTCTATGAAAGATGCGAAGAATTACGTTGCACGACAAGCGTTTCTCAACATTGCAGATAAACCATACACAAATGAGTTTGGAGAACAAGAGGCACTAGGTTCTATCTGTGATCGTAACATGGAATATGCAGAACGGTTCGTTGAAAAGAACATGGCTAAGTTTCAAGGTGGTGTTAACAACATGACTGATGCAACATTGTACATTATGCGTAGACAACGTGAGCAGCTTGATACATTGACAAGCGAAGGTGATAAGAACGTGTTGTTTAAATCTCGCCGTAAATCATAAATAAACTGGAGAGTCACATGGCAGAATTAGCACACAAACCGTGTCCTTATGTGTCGTGTGGCTCTTCTGATGCTTTCAGTTACAACACTGATGGTTATGGGAAGTGCCACGCTTGCAACACAAGTTATCCATCCAGACGAGAGATGTTTGACTGGGCAAAAGAAAAATACCCCACCAGTGGGAATAAGGAATGGGATGATATGAATGTGATAGATTATACACCTAAGAAAATAGAATCTGTGGATTCAGGTCGTTACCAATCCATGCGTGGTATCAATGCTACGACAATGGAAGACTACGGTGTAAAGACATTCCCTGATCGTCAGGAATATGTATACCCCAGTGGGGGAATTAAGGTTCGTCGTCTTGATGAAAAGGCATTCTATACTAAAGATGGCTTCAAGGGTGATGAACTGTTCGGCATGAACCTGTTTACATCTGGGTCGTCTAAGATGGTAACGGTAACAGAGGGCGAACTAGATGCCCTGTCAGTGGCACAAATGCTTAAGAGCAGCTACACTAACCCTGTTGTCTCTTTACCCTCTGCTACACCCTCTAAGAAGCTCTGGGAGAACTGTAAGGAATGGTTAGATGGGTTTGAGAAGATCATTCTATCTGTCGATACAGATGACGCAGGTAATGCTCTTGCAGATCGTATGGCTAAGTTGTTCCCTAACAAGGTCTATCGTGTACCACACGACAAGTACAAGGATGCTAACGAGTTTCTACAGAATGGGGCGCAAGCAGAGTTCAAAGGCGCATGGTGGAATGCAAAGAAGTATACACCTGAGAACATCCTAAACACCTCTGACCAGTTCTTGTCGTTGTATCACGATACACCAGAGCATGTGTATGTAGAGACAGGTATTCAAGGTCTGGACGACAAAATCTTAGGTCTGATGCAAGGCCATTTCACAGTGTTTAAAGCACCTACAGGGATCGGGAAGACAGAACTTATGCGGTATCTGGAGTACCGTATGATTACAAATGGTGTACCGATTGCTGCATGGCACTTAGAAGAGACCAAACTACGGTCTCTACTTGGTCTTGTGTCGTATCACTTGAACGACAATCTGACACGCAGAGATTTGATCGAAGAGAAAGGACGAGAAGAGGATGTCATACAGGCCATTAAAGACATCACTAAAGACGAGAACTTCTATCAGTTCTACTTAGGTGATGGTCAAGGGGCTGAAGATTTGATTGACCAGATCAGGTTCTTTAGTCAGGCTTGTGGTTGTAAGTTTGTGTTCTTTGAACCTATCCAAGATGTAATCTCTGGATCATCTGAGGAAAGCAAGGAACAACAGTTGGCTGACCTGTCAGTGCGTCTGTCTAAACTTGCAGCAGAATTAAACGTAGGTATTGTCAGTATTGGTCACACTAACGAGAACGGTGACTTCAAGTATTGTAAGATGATTGGTCAACGTGCATCAGTTATCATCGACTTGTATCGTGACAAAGAAGCTGAAGACCTACAGGAACGAAACACAACGTATCTCAAGATTGAGAAGAACCGTCCATCCTCTGAGGAAGGTGCAGCAGGTAAGATGCGGTTCAACTACGATACATTTACACTACGAGAGGTAATATAGTGCCAGTATTCGATATTGAAACAGACGGTCTGTTAGATCAGATGACAAAGATACATGTTCTTTCGTGGAAGGGTGACGATGGAAATGTGCATCATACCCACGACTATGATGCTATGCGTATCTTCTTCACAGAAGCACCTACACTGATTGGTCACAACATTATCAGGTTCGACATCCCTGCCGTGGAAAAGATACTTGGGGTTGAGGTTAAGGCTCGTTTGATCGACACTCTACCTTTGTCGTGGTATCTTAATCATGATCGTATGCGGCATGGGCTTGAGGGCTACGGAGAGGACTATGGAGTACCTAAACCAGTTATTAAGGACTGGAACACTCTAACACCAGAAGAGTATGCCCACCGCTGTAATGAAGACGTTAAGATCAACTCTCGTCTTTATCGTGATTTAGACCTTAAGTTGAACAAACTATATCAGGACAGCGAAGAGAAAGACCGCTTCATTGACTACCTTATGTTCAAGATGGACTGTGCTAGAGAGCAAGAGACCCTGCGGTGGAAATTAGATGTAGACAAGGCTAAGGCCCACCTACAGGAATGGGAGACCCTGAAAGATGAAAAGACAGAAGCCCTCGCTGACGCAATGCCAAAACGTAATCTATTTGCAACACGACAAAAACCAAAAGTCATGCACAGGAAAGATGGTAGTCTATCTTCACATGGGGAACGCTGGGTTGAGCTTTGTAAGCAAGAACGGCAACCAGTATCTACACAAAGTCTGGTGGTTAAGGTGGGAGAAGAAAGGGCAAATCCTAACTCTGTGGAGCAAGTCAAAGATTGGCTCTTTAGTCTGGGGTGGAAACCTCGAACCTTCAAATTCTTAAGGGACAAGGTAACAGGTGATGAACGGAAATTGGAACAAGTACGGAAAGACGGAGAACTCTGTCCCTCAGTACGTGAACTGGTTGAACAGGAACCCTCTATTGCTTTGCTTGATGGCCTCTCTGTTCTTTCTCATCGTATTGGAGTTCTTAAATCAATGGTTGAGTCAGAAGACGATGGATACGTGCAAGCTACTATTGCAGGGTTCACTAACACACTCCGCTTTCGTCACGCCCGACCATTGGTCAACCTGCCATCAGTTGATAAACCCTACGGAGCAGAAATCAGAGGGTGTCTAACTGCACCTGAAGGTTACACTCTGTGTGGTGCTGATATGACATCGTTAGAGGA